ACTCACGAGGTTCACGAGGAACCTGTGGGGCATGGAATTTTGTTAATTCCTTACAAGATACTAACCCAATATTACCTTTTATTAGTCCAGCTACAAGAAGCTCAGATTCAAGTATTTGACGGTTCCGGGTCGATTTAAGACCAAGTCCCCCTAACCATTCCGGTACATACTTCGGAATGTCGTAGGCGTTTATAGCTTTACGATTGTGTCTGAGAAAAATTGCAGATGCCCTCTCAAAGAGGAAACCTGGACATGTATCGAATAGGTCATGATGTAATGGACCCATCCGATTAGAACCCTTAGCTCGGACTCCATCCTTGGCTTGGCCATAAACTAACCCGAAGTTGCAATACTTCACGAGGTTATATGTAAATGGTTTTGCACCGGAGTCAAACTCTTCGCGTGACAATATTCGATTTGAATATGAATATTGCTCAGAATTCATAGTAATGAAATCTTTAGAACGGAAGGTTTTTCCCACACTGGAGCTTAGACCTATAAAAGCGGTCACCGTTCTCCAAGTTGGAAACAATGCTGGTTTACCAACACCATCAAATTCAACAGATCGTCCCACAAGGGCACAATCATCACCGTTGAATAACGCACGAATGGATCCTTTTATATATCCATACTTATAAGTGCGTGGGTTGAGCTTGATAGTTTTCCCGGAAGAAATTTCCATAGAAAACCGACAAGCAGCAGCATTAGCTAAGCAAAGGAAGGGGAAGGAGATAATACTCCCCATTAATTGCCCTTCCTTTTGTTCAACGAACCAATTAGCTGGAACTGACTCAGCTTCAAGCATGTTGAAATCTTGGCAATCCTTTCGGTATTGCGCAAGAAACTTTGGATGAAGAATGAGATGTTTAGTTAAGGCGCGCTTTATGAGTATACCGATCTTGTCGATCAGTTCCTTTCCTAAAGCACTCGAGTGTTTATGAAGCATCAAAATAACTTCATCAGCAAGACACTCTGAGACCCAAGAGTGGAGATTATCTGTACTGGCAACATAGTCACCAGAGATAAGTTCCTCCTCGTCCCCAACCTTACCCAAACAATCAGAAACAATTTCAGATGTGATTGGTTCCCCTATAAGACGAAAGCACTCGTGTTCTTTAAGATTCCTCCATAACCATTTTTGAACTGGTTTAAGAACAGTGTAAGTTAAGCTTGGACCCGCTGTTATCGTCCGAACCTTCAAAGGTTCCGGTAAACCGATACAAAGCGTACGTGGCTCTTCAAGCATTGCTTTCTCCAACAACTGAGGGAAAATATAATTTTTCCAGTGTTGGTGAAGTCTCGAGCTATCAAAATGAAGTCCGACAGTCTCTTTCTGAAAGATTCCGTTCTCAAGGGAATCCTTTAAAAGGTGTGTGTTTTCTTCAAGACCGATTTTCCCATATTCTCCTGAATAGGGATCACTCAAATCTACTCGTCCTAATTTCTTATCGATAAGAACATCAGGGAGATTTGATGAGAATTCGTCCAAACATTCATGAACAACAGAAGCGACAGCACCGAGGTGCTTCCTTCCCCAATTATATTGGGCAGATGTTGATGGAAAGAATGGTTTGGTTAAATCATCGATAGTTAATTCAGACCAACGAAGTTCGTTTACAGTTCTTCGTAGTTCAAATTCAATAGATGAACGATTAATCGGTACATTCCAAACCCCATCAAAGATTTCAGAGTCTGCTCCCTGAACTGGTTCGGATGTCAACTGAGTGAATGTTTTAAGTTCAGCTGCAGCCACGACATCCGGGTGAACCGGGGGAGCTCCCTTCTTTGATTGAGCAATGGTTTGTGCAAAACTAATTAAAAGATCCCTGTTCTTACGGATGTAAGAGAGGTATCTTTTAGCACGGCCGAAAACCAAGAATCTGGGATCGAGGAGATCCGGAAACATATAAAGGTTTTTTGGAGCCGGTGGTATTTCCTGTCCCATCACTGATGAGAAGAAGGCATTGATCTTATATTTAAATAAGTCCTTCCAGGAACCAAATCCACTTAGTTTTACAAACTCGAGATATCTATCTCGTAAACGAATCTTGTCTAGGTATGTTTTACAACCATCTCCAAGATTCGGCTCATTGTCATAACCGTATACGTCCAAGACGTCATACAATAAGTCAATAAGACTTGTGACCTTAAGGAAATCATCCTTATCCTTAGAAACACTGGTAACGGGTTTCTTGGGATTCCTCTTAGGATGATGACCAGAGAAGTTTTCTTGCGGCTTCATGCAAGTCGTCATAGGAAACAATAAAACAGTTTTGTCCCTAATCGGATAATTCAATATGTGAATAACCTTCACACAAGGGGTTTTCGTCTAGCTTTTGC